GGTTCCAGTCCATTGAGTATTCCATGCATTCCATACAACAGGAGAAAATCCTGTTTGTGGGTCTACATTTAGAGTTCTGGCAGCATCTGCCAAAGTAGTGCTGTAATTTCCTTCGGCCTGGATAATCTTAGCTTCAAGTCTTGTAGTGTCTACCCAAGTATCAGTTGCTGGAGTTAATTCCAAAGTTCCGTTCCAAAAACTGATAAGGAATGGCGTTACACTTTCAGTTCTAGTAGCAAATGTTTGCTTCAACCACTCTACCTCATTATAATCAAGAGTAATAACATCACTGTCTCTTCTTACATTGACACCCTCAATTGTAGAAAATCCTAAGTCTTCATTAGGATCTAAACCCGTGACAGGTCCAGGAATTAAATCAATTGAATTTGTGTAGTGTCTTGGACGTATTTCCTTACGTTTCCTATCAATACTATTATTGATAGGAATTTCACTATCTTGAGGTCTGAAATCATTAAAATTATCAACAAAGAATCCAGACTTGAATCTATTTAATCCATCTTGGTCTGGAACAAATAAGTTTACTGTATTTGCCTCAAGTAAAGAAAGTGAAGTATAATATTCAAGATTCTTAATTCTATTCTCAAGGTCTTTGATATCGACCATTCTATATCTTTTATGCTCAAGGAATGAAATATCTGCATTCTCGTTATTATAAAGATATGGCGGAAATACTACGGTAGCAATTTCTAGTGCTTCATCAACTGGTACAGGAACTTCTGGATTTTCTGAAGGTGTTCCATATTTTACTTGGAACTTTCCATCTCTAGTTAAGAAGATTCTATCAATTCTTCCCAAATAATATGAGAAGTTTACAAGGATATTCTCATCAGATGCTAAAATGTTTGGAGAAGAATTTCCTACTTGATTAAAAGTTCTACCCAAAAATTCTAATGGAGATCTTTTATCTGCACTTACCGTGTAATTTGATACTCTAGGTCTTATATCGATGATATCGGCATTCAGAATACCATCTACTGCCATTATCTCTCTAGAATAACTAAAATTCTTATAAGAATTTACAGTGGTAATATCTCCATCATCAGTAGAATCGTATGAAGCACTAGTAAAGTAAACTTTTAATTTTTTGGTTGGTTCGGATGCCTCTGGTCTTCTTGTGATTGAAGCATAATTGTAAATAGTTGACTCTTGTCCAGTATCAAATGTATAACTTCCTGATATTTCAAAACTATTTGCATCTACTCTTGTAATGGTTCCAGTTGATGTGGACTCTTTGAAAGAAATTCTTTCTCCCTCTTTAAATTTAATATCATTTTTGTAAACAACTGATATGACAGTATCAGAATTTCTTTCAACATAAATTGCAGTGGCACCACTCGTTTCTCCTACTAAAATTTCACCCAGAGTCAAATCTACTGTAGTTGTGGATGGAGTATTCAGTGCTTCGAGGGTTAATTTTGGAGCAGATGGATTATTTGCATCGGCAGATTCAAAAATTCCATGAATTTCAATAACATCTGGAACGTTCAGAGAAATTGTTTCATCCTGAACTCTTGTTCCAAATGCAAAATTACCATAAGTTAATCCATCATTGAGAGTTGTATCACCAGTTCCAGATCCAGAATACTTAGACTTGTCAATAATAATTGCATTTGTTTTATTTTTATTTTTTACTTTTGCTTTTATATTTCTCTTAGATAAAGTTGCAACTAGTGTCGCTCCAGTATCGTCAGAACCCAAATTCCGAATTTGACAGAAATCACCAGAACCAAAGTCAAACTTATCCGCAGTTAATTCTTCTGTAGATCCATCAAATCTCACTAAGGAATATCTTGCGGGAGTGAAAGGTAAAAATACTTCACCATCTGCCGCTCTTGGTAATGTTCCTGTGGTGATTTGATTATTTACAATGTTGACTGTAAATGACTTTCTTATAGTCAATGATGCATTTGTTAAGTCAACGTCAGAAACGTTTCCTTTAGGTAATCTTGTGTAAAGTGTATTATCAGTAGACTCCTCTAAATTAGTTTTTAAAACTTTAAAATCAGTAACATTTAATGCTGATCCTGGGAGTTTTCCATCTGCAATTCCGGAAACAGTCGTAACGCCTGAAATAGTAATTGAATTGGTTGCTACAGATTCAACTTTAGCAAAAATTGGATCATCTGATGATGCTATATCGGTATAGGAAATTACATCTCCAATGACAATATTTCCTGGGAAGAGTGGATTTGCGCTTCTGACAGTACTTTGCCCATTTGTTAATCCTGGACTGACAGTTGCGATTCCGACATTAAATGCTGTAGATTGAATTACATCTGCACTGAATGTATTAATTCCAATTGTGCCATCAGTTGTTCCAAAAATAGATTTTACTTTTGATATTCCGTGTTCAGTTACTGCAACAGCAATTCTTCCATCATTTATTCCATTAAAAATCAAAGATTCATTTTCAATAAAATTACCACTCTTTTCGTAAACTGTAAGAGCAACACCAGATGTTACTGGATCTTTTAAAAAAGCAGTAGCTCCACTATTAGCACCTTTTATATGAGTTGGTACGGTAAGAGTTACTGAAGAATTTAAAGTTAAGTTTGTATAAGTTTGAACATCAAATAATGAAAGTCCCCACTCATTATCATCTGCATTTGAATCACTATATGTTCCGGATTCTAATTTAAAATCATATACTCTTGCAAGTCCAATCTCATTACCTGGAGCTACTTCTTGACTAGATCCTACCCTAGAATCTCTCAAACTAACATAGTAAGTATTTCCCAACCCTATAGTTGGAGTTCTGTAAACTCTATTAACGTTTAATGATGATCCAGTATTATAAATTAATGATTCATCTTCAATTAGTCTAGTTGTTCTTGGTTTTTCTACATCAATAAAAGTAGGTTGTAATGTTTCTACTTCATAACCACGAACAAATGCTCTTCCTGGTGAAATTCTATAAACTCCCAAATCATCTGATGGTGTTTCTCCATTAGAAGTTAATTGATTTTCTCTATATAACCCCCTATTGCCTAGATTATCATTTAACGAATCAACAACAGAAATGTCAAATGGTTTGACGTAGTAATCCCCAGATTCTGCAAATGTTCTTCTTGCTAATGTATCTTCAATATTATTATATCCTGGTCCACCACCAAGGTCTCCTCTTCGTACCTTTGTTCTGACATTTCCGTCAGTTATTGTTGCTAATTCAACAAAGTTAGTATCATCAAAATCGTTAAGTGCTTTTTTAAATAGACTTACTGAAAGTTTTAATCTATCTGCACCTGGTGCTGCATAATTATTATAACCCTGAGAATTATCGTTCAGATCTTCATCAAGGTCTGCATTGATAATCTCTTCATTTACAAATAAACCAACTCTATAATTAGGTTTGCTGTCATATTGATCTAATATTAAAGTTTCTCTATTAACATTTACAAAATTACCTCTTACAAAATAGACACCACTTTCAATTTGAAATGAAGATCCAGTCGCAGCAGCTTCATTTGCAATAGTGATTGCAAATGGTGATCCTACTTCTATAGATGCATTTCCTATCAGTCCAGAAGTAATAATATCACTACAAGACAACTCTTCTCCATCACTAAAGACTTGAGTAGAATTATTTGCAGTGCTGGAACCCAAGTAATTGATATAAAGTGTTAATGTATTTCTTTCTGAGTCTTCNGGCAGCAGTACATAATCAACATACGCAGTAACACCAGAGGTTAATCCAGTAATTTTTGTTCCAACCAATTGATCAGCATAAGCAGAAACTGGTACTCCTTGGTAAATATTTTCAAGTTGGATACAGTAATATAATTGACTATAACCAGTATTTCCGGGAATTACCTTTTCGCCTTCCTTAAAAAAATGTTGACCAAACTTTTCAATTTGGTTTTGTAATATTGACTGTAAATTAGTTAATTCTCTAGCCTGAACAGGATATCCAGGTTTAAATAACACCCTATGATAATCATTCGCAGGATCAAAATCGTCAAAATATGGAGCTACGTTGAGATTAGTTTGCTGTGGCATGATTTTTTAGAACTGCAAAATGACTTTAATATCTTCTTTTTGGTTTGATGATCTTGTAATAGATGGTCTATTATCAACATAGATAATATTTCCAGTATATTTTTTCACTTCAGGATCAGCAAGACCATTGGTATATTCCTGACCAAGATAGTATGTACGATTATTTATTACGGTAGAGAGACCTGTGAATGAAGTATCAATTGCCAAATTTGCTCCAGATGATGGAATAATTGTAAGATTTCCTCCTGTACCGGGAGTACTTGTAAACTGAAGAGAATCAAATCCATATGTTGGATTAGTTACACCAATCCCCGCTGTAGTAAATCCTGCAGTTGTTCTATCTTGCCAATACTTTAAAACACCTGTTGTTTGATTGTAACTAATTACCCTGCCAATTGCGGTAGAACCTGCAGAAATAGTCTGAGTTACGTATGAATCTGCATCAAAGGTTGCAGAACTATATCCAGTGCCTGTCAATCTAAGCGCAGCAACTGCACTCGCTTTATCTAAATTTAAAATAGAAGAATCAGATCTTCTTGGATTTTCTACAATACCAATTCTTGCAATTTGATTTCCTGTAATAAAATCTGGGTTAGAAATATCATTTTCAATTCTCGAATACATTAAAACGTTGTAAGCACCCAATTCTCTGTAAATATCTGCACCATGCCCTCCTTGTGGAGTAATAATAATGTCGAAAGTAGGTCTTGTGGTTCCTGTTGGAACTCCACCCGCTTCTAAATCTACAGTTCCATAAGTATAACCAGAACCTTGATTTGAAATAGTTATTGATTGAACTTTCCTATCATTATTTGTTACGATTGTACACTCCGCACCAGTACCATCACCTTTAATTGGAACTCTTGTATATTCTGTACCACCCTCTGGACCAACAGCAATTCCTCTGTTCGTAATGGTTGCAATTTTAATAGATCCATCAACAGAATTATCTCTTACTGAGGCATTGTCAGTAGCAGTAGACCAATCCTGAGGTACAGGCATAAAGTCTGTGGATTCAAATTTTATAATATCACTTGGTCTAATTGTATAAAGATACTTCCAAATATAACCATCACCACTACTTCCAGCTGATCTTGGTTCCAAATCAGTAAACGTCGGTTCGTCGAGAGATGGTCTACCACTTGGATTATCTGGGTCTGTTCCATTTTGGAGACAGATATAAACTCTATAGTCGCTATTTAAAACATAAAATGCCGAAGAATATAAGTTCGTTGCACCTGAAATGGGAGCAGTATTAGATCTACTATAATCATGGCGATACATGTCATAAGTAGTTCCTGATGACCAATCTCTCTTGGATATAACCTGCCTCACATCAGAAGAAGTAATCTTCTTTAATGCAATAATAGTATCCCAATAATCATTCTCCTCATTGAAATTATCTTTGGGAGATGGTGGATTATTATCCCAATCTGGTTGAAAATTGGGAGCATTAGGTAATCCAATAAAAGAATAATACGAATTGCTTGAGGATTTGACTCCATCCACAAAATTTTTCGCATTTAATATTCTAATCTGGTCAGTTATAATGGCAGCCATTGGATACAGGTTTTTCTTTATTTATTGGACTTTTTGGTCCTTTACTATTATGCTAATGCAAAGGAAGTGGAACCAATACCAGCAACAGTGAATGTTAATACTCCAGCACTATGTGTTATGACTACGGGAGTAGTTGATGCTGCGCCAATAAAACCACCAGTAGCAGTAATAATTCCAGAAGTATTTAAATTATAATCTCCATCTGTCAATCCAGATGCATTTCCAGTAACATTGCCAGTTAAACTACCAACAAATGATGTTGCAGTAGCAACACCACTTAATGTAAGATCAATACCAGTAGCACCTACTGGCGCTAAACTAATAGCAGTGGATGCTGTACCAGTTAATGGTCCAACAAATTCAGATGCAGTAATTATTCCAGAGGTATTTACGTCAGTGCTTGCTCCAATTCCCGCATTTACTACGTGTATTCTGCCTTTCATAGCAGCGTGTGATGTACACACATACTGTAGTTCAGATGCCTCATCCATTCGAACATCCCAGAATTGTGTTCCCTCTTGTAATGGGTTGCTTCCAGAAACACCGTCTCCCGATGTTAATGCAACACCCGCCACTGTTTCAAGTTGAAA